GTTGCCCCGTTTCCGCTTGTCCCAGTTGTAGCCGTAGCTGGCTGTACTTGAGTGTATAAATCACCAATACCAACCGAAGCTGTTGATGTCCGTACAATTCTTGCCATTGGGTATTGATTTAATGCGCCTGGAAGTGTTTGAGCATTACCAGAGGAATCATAGGTTGTAGCGGCTGATGCCCCTAAATTGTCCTCATACACTTGATGAACGTGTGCTGCGGTAAGAATCGATCCTGCTGGGTGAGTATGGCTCGTTTGTGTCCATGTTCCACCCGTAACACCGCCATTGACGTTATAGGCGTTTGAACCACCTTTAAGTGCAATCACACGGTCGGTAACGGAAGAATCAATCAGCCATCCCTCGCAAGTATCATTTCGGTACACCCACATTTTTTGCGATGCATCTCCCAACAATGAAATCAACCAACCCGTATTTGCATAATTTCTAACCTTTCTCGCGGTGCTGTCATGCCACAACATGCCGCCGACAACATCCGATGGAGAAGACGTTCCTGAGAAAGATGATTTGATAGCCGCAAAATTGGTTTCTATATTCTGCATGTCCGTTTGAGCAACGCCAGCAGCAATAAAACAATTATCGGTAAATGTTTGTGCCATTAGATGATACCTCCGTCACGCAGATCCTGGATAACACTGTCTGATAAAGCAATCCACGATGCCTGTTGATCATAGATCGCTTTTAATTTTATAATTTTCGCTGTTAATTTATCTATTATTTCAAGCTTTGTTTCACCCTGTATCTGGAATACCTTTGTTCCGATACTTGAGTCCTCATTGTCAAACGCCTCGTAAGTAACGACATAAATACCGTCCAACTGCTTCGTGACTGATTTGGTTCTAATATCAAATGCCATTTTTTTCCCCTATTGCGGCCCAGTGTACGCCAGCATGTTTAATTCTTTCAGATGCAAATTGGCGTCTAATGTTGGATCGGTAATTGTCACGACGACCCGAATATATCGCGCCTCTACTTCAGCTGACAGGATTTCAAATTTATCAATATCATAGTATGTTACATCGTCCGTTGAATATTGAAGCGTTGCTTCCAAACGACCGGCAGATGTTGGTTGAAATATTTCATTCCATGTTGCCGTTGCACCAAGATCGTTCCATGTGGTCGGAGATGGTGCGACACCGTTCCAGGTCGTGCTCGTAGACTCAAACGCAACCCGGAAATCTCCCCACAATCTTACTTTGTAAGGAGCAGCTCCATTAGCCACATCATATAGATCATATCCAGCTGTCGGTGATGTCCAACTTCCTGTTAGCACATCGCTCGTATGGGAACATTTAACCGCATCACCACCATCGTATGTTTCATGCTCGGTATTATCGTGTGTTCCTATTCCGTCATAGTCCCACGACCATGAACCTGTTACTGCCAATTGCGTATATCCTGGAGGCACAAATACTGTCACCGATGCGGATACTGGCGTCCCTGAATATTTTCCGGAGGTGTCTTTGGGTGACATCCAGAACGTATGCGTACCAGGACGAACACCGTTTATTCTAAGCGATGGCGCTTTGTTAAAACTGATGAAAATACCACTTGCCCAACTTCCTCCGAGACGAACTTCATATCCAAGGATGTCCGGGTCTGATACCGGCGTCGCATAAATGGTAACGCTGTCGCCGTTGGCGATACAGGTCATTGATGCAAGGTTGGATGGTGTGTCTACTTTCCCGATGATGGTCGTTGAAACACCAAATGAATTATCAAACGCCCGTTTTTTCCCGAATACGTTTACCGGCACCATTTTGACAGCGTAATACTCACCCTCTTGTGCCGGGTCGATGGCATAATTATTCTGGCTGCGTGACATGTATCGCCAGTCGCCGCTTGATCCGATCTTGACCCATATTTCGGCATAATCAAACCATGGGTAGACGCTTTCATCCGGGGGATCAAAATCGATCTCCCATCTGGTATATGACTGGTCCCGATAGTTGTAAACTATCTCGCTGTGGCTCACATTGATTACGTCGGGGACTTCGGCCGACGGGTCTGGAAGCGTTGTCTGAAATAAATCTTCAAGAACGACATCGTAATCGGCGTCATAAAATTCGGTTGATTCTTCAAGCAACGTCAAGGTGTTGGTGAAATTTTCAAGATCAGGATTGGTGCCGATTACTCGCATAATCTGGGCCGTCCATCCGGGAACACGGTGCTTTACGGTGACCAGATCCTCCGGTTCAAGCGCCAGCGTCCGACGACCGCCGGTTAGCGTCACTGTTTTGCCATTTCTTGCCCGTTCAAGCAGATAATAAGCCATGTTCTGCAAAGTCGGAAGATCGCTTATGCCAAACGGACCACGGGTAACCTCGCGATAATCGCCATCGATGTTTAAAGACGTTGTGTCCGTGAACACATAGTCTTTTAGCTGATACAGATCAGTTTCCGTGTTTGAATAATACTTCATGCGGATGGCGTTCGGTCGATTCAACACATCTGGTTGGCCCAGCGAAAAGCTTCCGTCAACGACATCGGCTTCTGTTAATGCCATGACCGTTGATTCATAGTTCAAATCACGGAAAAGAATTTTATACGTGCCAGTGTTGGATGGCGGAATGAATCCACGGAAATTGGCAAGTATCGTTCTCAAGTTGTCAACGGCATAATTGTTCTCACGTAATGCCATGTTGCAAGTCCAGCCCATATCAACACAATAGTCGATTGAATCTGACAGGAATTGTGTGAGCACTGCGGATTGGTCGAGCCCCATGCCGCCACGAGTAGACGGTCGGGTAAAAAAATCGTACGCACAAAGAGCTGGATTGTTGGTCCATTCAGTTACTTCTGTAATTGGGTTGTAAATTTTCAAACCATCGACGACAACCGTAAAGTTCGGTTGCCGGTTGAAATTTTCTTTATCATGCAGCATTTGGATATAAAGGAAAGCCGTGTGCCGCATGGCTTCTTGGAAACTGCTGTCATACCCGGACAGCACTGTTGAAACGACTTGTGTGGAAGACCCATTGAAAAACTGGATAGTCACATAATTACTGCTGTTAACCCACAAGTCCTTGTCAAAATAAACCAGTGGGGGATTGCTGGTTGGGAAATCAATACCGGATGTCGTGAAGGTTGTTCCGTCCTCTCTAACAATTCCGTGGATCGGGCCTTCGCCCAAAACGAGGATTGTATCCATCCATCTTAAATCAGGTCCCCAGGTTTTTGCATAAACTCTGTTGACACCGACGCGGCAGCGTCCATACATTAGCGGCAGCGTTGCTTGGTCGCTGACTTGATTAGCCATAATGCCGCGATCTATTTCTTCTTGATCCATTGGGTCTGGATCTTCTGCCAAAGCATTATTAACAACATATAAAGCACCGGCTATAAAAAATTGGATGAGCATCGGTCCAGCTATTGGGGCTAACACTCCCATTAAATCATTCTCCTTGCGACGATAGCCCGATTATTACGATCAAGACTAAAAGTGCTTACACCGGTGCGAAGGAAACCCGCTAACGCTTGATTCTTGCCTACATAAACAGCCGGGAAAAATCCTGGTGGTATGGTTTGTTTTGTCGTATTTTGGGAAACCACCAGCAGATCCCCAAGGTGTGGCAGCGTAGCCCTGGATGGCTTGCCAAGACTTCGAATTAACTTCAACATCCTGATTTGAATGCCTCGCGGGTCCATTCGATACTTTTCCATGTAATTTTCAAGCGTCAGGTCTTCAAACTGATCGGGAACAGACACACCGAGTTCAGTATAAAACGCGTACAAGAACCCCATGCATGTATATTGCTTGAATGGCTTATCAATGTATTTTGCCGTTATTTCCGCAAACTTTTTCATGATGACGGTGGATAAAATCCCCAGTATATTTTCTTTTCCATCAAATCAGGCAACCATGGAAAACCGCCAAAATTCAACTGGTTCCCCAATGCCTTGCATCGAGCAAGTGTTTGGCTGCAAGTCTCTGATCCTGTGTATTGACATTCATCGCCGCCCAAAGGCCACGGGCAGCTTGCCTGGGCGATCCGTAATGTTTTTTTAGACCATCTTGCCATTAATCCCGAATAGGTAAGCTCTGCCATAGTCTCGTTGACATTCCAGCCGGTAAGTTCACCGACGATGATCGGTTCCAAATCATACAGACGACGACTGGCAGCCACGGCACCGATACTGATGGTTGCCATGCTCCCTATTTCGTCGTTATTCAGCAAGATCGAAGACATGGTTAGATTCACATTTGGCACTCGGACAGTCGCGGTGTCCACACTTAGATCGGATAAAAATGTCA